GCTATCTCTTCCGGGGTTACAACCGGATTATCAGGAGTCGCATTCAAAGCGGCATTAATTGCTGCCAACCCTTCTTCCGTTTTCATCAAACGTGTAAGGTCTTCGTTAGGCAGTTTATAAACATCCGCTTTAGTGCGTAAACCAGGCATTAACTTCAAAACTTCTTCAGGAGAGAAAGGAAGTTTCTCACCACGAAGTGCAGATTGCTGAGTTGACATGGGATTCTATTCCTTTGAATTGGATTCAACCAGATACGTTGGGATTGGATTTCCCGCACGCAATTGAGACTCGGCGTCTTGAAGTTCTCTACGAATACTTTCTTCTGTTACTTTTCTTTGAATAGATTCTAGTTGCGAATGAAATTCAACAGACTTCTTGACAGCCGAACAAAACTCATTCACAGTCCGGGACTGCAGATGAGCAAACGCTAACTTCTTTTCATAGCCTTCAGACATAGGATTAATACTGACTAATCGTGCATTGACCATGTCGCAAGACTTATGAAAAACCATAACGAGCACTTCCCAGCCGGGATGCTTTGATAATGCTGCCAGCATCTGCCGTTGCTGCGGGGTCAACTCGTCATATAACAAAGGTTCTGACATTGGGTACTCCGATTATTGGATTAGAGTTCGGTTGTGCTACCGAATCCAGTGTTAGCTGGTTCTCCGGTCTCTTCCGATTGAAGGGCGTGTTCAACAGCACCACGCATTACTTCGTTTTGGGCCTTACCCAGTTGTTCCTGGGCTTCTTTCTGTTGATCCTGCTGGAATTTCTGCTGCGACTGTGCTTGCTGTGCCTGAGCCTGCCGTGCTTGGATAGCGGCTGGCTGATTCTGCTTAGCCTGCTGCTTCTCTTCATCAGTCATCTTGACTAAGAAATTTTGACTGTACTTCCAGCCTGCGGCTTCCGCAAATGCCTTGAAAATAGCTACGGAATCCCACTTCATGTAGGCTTGAGCGAGACCTGTATTAAAAGCTGGCGCCGTCATCAACTGCACCATGATTGGCAAAAATTGCGTCATCTCTTTCTTAGCTCCAAGATGAGCCCCAGCTAATACCTCAAACTCAAGCTCTGCTTCTCGGAACTGAATATGATCGATCTTAAACTGTGGCCCTAATTCTTCACCAAGAACTCGCTTCAACACAGATGTTGGCAATAAATCATTGTTCAACTCATCCATAATCTGAAGCCACGGCTCAAAGACCTGGCGAATGAACCGACCCATAGGACTATCTAGACGGGAGGCATTAGCTTGGATAACGGCGGCGGCGCCGGTCCCCGAGCGAGCACCAGTAGACCTAGACCCAGAAGATGCGGCTCCTTGAACAAAATTCTCATTAGCACCCGAGGATGCTGCAGCCGAGGCTTGACTTTGGGCAATAGCCGCAAAGGCTTCTGAAGGTGGTCGAGGCATTTCTAAAAATCTGAAAGCCTTATCTACGTCTTCATCAACGTCAATAATGCCGCCGAGAGACCATCTCTGATTCTGCTGAAGAGTATTGAAACCCTTCTTTCTAACGGCAGGAGGTTGTAGACAAAAAGCCAACAAATCCAAAGAAAGGTTGGTTACACCTTGTTCAACCAATTGATCCGGTCCCAACAAAATGCCAAGACCCTGCCCATAGAAGCAATCAGGAATATTTCGCCAATTGGCGGAGAGGAACGGAATCTTTCCGTAAGGGTTGACTTCATTACGAATTAAAAGATTGTGTCCACTAAACGACAAAATCACGATAACACGATCATTATCCCAACGCTCTAGAATCTCAAGAGGTGTATCAAGCGGATTCGCACTCGTCTTGTAACTACGAGGCAAAGCATGCTGCAAATATCCATACATTCCTTCAGGAATTGTAAGGGTGATGTTATCTGGACCTGATGTAGGCTTACTCAAAAACAAATTCTTAAGCTCGGCCTCTGAAGGAATCTTATAGCCTTGAACCCCACGCAAATTATCCAAGTCATCGTAGGTCGCATAATCTCGATATACAACCCACTTTGCTTTACGAATGTCACCAACACGAGTTCCTGGGTCCACGAGAACAGTACGAATGTCACAATACTTAATCCAGGGATGTGACTCCACAATGTTGTCGATTACTACTTCAAAAGAATCTGACTCCGGCGTATCGACCATCTCGACTTGGCCGGTAGCAGGAATATATTGATGTTGCTCGCCCTTACGAACATAACGCTTTTGTTTGCGCTTGTATTCGGTATAACCCCACTTCATAATACAAGTTCCAAGAAGAGCCTGCTGCTCAACAGCACGTTCTGTCTCTTCCTCAAAATGCATTAGATCGAGTTGAGTTGTAAATAATGATCTCTTGGCGTCAACAGTAATCCTATCCGTTCCAGGACGTGGCCGAAGTTCAAACGGTGGCTTCTCATAGAAGATACCACCCATAATTTTCGGTACAATTGAACTGATATGATTCGAAACCGTAAACTTTGGAACGTTAGCTTGCGCAACCTGACCACCATCGAATGCCGAATTAGCAGCCGGTGACTGATAAATGGTGTCAGCAAGAGTCCAACCACTGGGCCACTGGTTTATGTTTAACCACTGATCTGCACGTTCCGCGTCCTTAATTACAAGCATGACCGCTTCGCGATCTTGGAACATGATCGTATCGGTCTCAGAGTCTGTAATCAGGCTATCGACAGTGATCTCGGAGGCGGGATCAATGAATTTCGCAGCCAAAGATGCATCAAGTTCACTGCTGCTTGCTTTTTCCAGTTCAGCCATTCTTTATCACACCCGAAATCCAGGACCCATTATTCGTCGCCCTGCATCGGTCATAGGACTCCGGCGCGAGTCCACTGATGACATGTTAGGTATCAACGAAGCCTGTTGTGGCTTCTGTGTTCCCCATCCACCAAATACCGATTTTTGCCAAGACTGTCGAGCCGCCGCTTGCCATAGCAACTCCACGCGCTTCTGCGTCATCTCAATCTCTTGTGGAGTCGGAATGTGTAGGGGCAAGAAATACCACAACATCGACATCGCGTCCGGGATATCGTCCTTACGTCCGCGATTCTTTCTCTCACCTGTATATGCAGTCAATTGGTCAAATGTTGGATCGATCCAATCAAGTTGCTTTTTAGCTACCCCAAAAACAAACTTCAACAAATCCGCGACCAACAAAATCTCAAGCTGCTTGATTCTGTTTCTCTTCGCATCCGGTTCTGGGTTTGGCTCTCTCCACCAAATTCGTGGCAAGAAATCTAAACGCTTATACCATTCCTGGAGTCGAAGCTCTAAAAGCTCTGCATTAACTGTTTTTTCAATGATGGTCTGGACTGGATTCCAATCCTTGTCCATCTGGGCAATCTGTTGTGCTAATTCGGAAGATGTCCACTTACCATGACGAATTTCAAGTATTTCTAGACCCCAACGACCATCAGCACGTTTAAATCTTCGAGAAGCGGCGCCAGCCGAATAATCACTCTGCTTATTCTTCGAGTAAGCAGTATCCCAGGCAATATAAATATTGCCTTCTTTGGCGGCTGCTGCGGGATGGATCGTAGCCCGACGAAGCTCATCCAAAATAAATGCAATCTTAAACTTGTCTTCCTCAGCCTCCATAGCGGGTTCGTTAAGCTGTTGGCAACGAAAAACCATCTCGTCTTCCGCCAACTTCTTTCGCAAATCCTGAAAAGCTGTTTTTGAAAGCTTAGGGAAGTTTAAAATCACCATCTCTTCCGTAATCTGTTTCAAAGGAACGATCTTAAACTGGTCTTTTACAACCCAGCAAGCTCGACAAAAATACTTCGCCGGGCTCACCGCCAACAACGCAATTCTATGTCCAAACCAATCATCAACTCGATAACGAGTTCCGATGTTATCAATAAAACCCCACGGCATCGGAATGTTGCCGGTAGTATTAATCTTTGAATTCAATAACGCCAGCGTCGGCTTTGGTGTGCCGGGAGTACAATTTTGTTCGTTAGTGCAATCATCACGCTTCAGCACGTCACAGTGAGCGCCCGCCTGACCTGACTCCATCGAAGAGATCGCAACACTCTTATCTTTTTGCCAGTGCTTACGCACGCGTAACAGCAACGGCGTATTATTCTCAGACGGCGCCTTCGAGAGGATGTAATCTGGAAACAACAGATGCAAATCCAGAGAAGTACTTTCCTCATTATGCGGCTGATAAAACAAGTAGTTCTTGATTTCCTTCATGAAGCCACGGGCCAACTCTTTCGTAGCCGTAACGATCATGATTCGAATATCAGGAGCATTCAACATCCACTGAATGCAATCGACACCATCGATAGTCGATTTGAAAAAACCTCGGGAGTCCAACAAGATCATTTCTTTTGTTGGGCGACCCTCACCATCGAATCGCTTCTGGGAATCAAAAGCATTCTGAACATCGGTCAGATTGTAACCTGAGTGATAAACACCATCAAAGTTCTTCTGCACGAACTGATCGCAAACTTGCTGATGTGTCTCCGCTACCCAATTCTTCTTAAGAACCGAAACCCCAAGCCAAAACAAATCCTTGCGGGCCTTATCACGTAAGCTCAACCACTCCACAAATGAAGACTCTTGACCTAGAATCTGAACTCTATAAGGAACGGGTATATGGTTATAGGTATCAGATTTTTTCTTACTTTTCTTTTTGCTGGCGCGACGGACTATCTCTTCCTCTTCATCCTCAGACTCTTCCTCAGATTCCGGTCCAAGCCATTCACGACCAACGAAAGTTTGCCCAAGATGATACCAATTAGCGGCCTCAGATAAGTGCCATGGATAGATACCATCTTCCTTACGCTTTAACCCCAAAACAAATTGGACCCATTCATCTGTAGGTCCGTATACTTTTCCTTGGCTTCCACGTATTTCAGGAGTAAGCGATAAGGCTTGGTTACCCGCATCCAACGCCTTCATACGATCCAGGAAGTTGTTCTCAAGCGTCTCGCGAACAATTACTTTCGCTTCTGTCTCAGTCAATTTAAAACCTAGACGCGCTGCTTCCTCGACTGATATGGACATTGGAACTCCGTTTATTGCTCTTCAGCTACCTTACGCTGTTGAGCGTTCCAATCCAAAGACTTGCTCATTTCATCCTTTGGCGTGGCTGATTTCTTTGGTGCTGCCATCTTATAGGATGCGTTTGAAAACTCATTACGCAATCCCGATGGTACAGGAGTCGGGGAGGTCTTACCGGGTCTATCCGCGACTTCTTGTACTCGCTTTACATCTTCTAATATATCTGGCATCACTAGCTCCCTGGCCGGATATCCTCCCGATCCTTTTCTCCAAGAACCGGAATGGCTTCGTATCCGTGACTGCCTTTGAAGATAGCCACAATTCCGCCTGGCTCAACTCGGGCCTTACTCTCAATGGTTCCGTAAAGCATTCTATAAAGCTCTTTCAAAACCGACCCGTGAACGCCAACAACGGTAGGGATTCCATTATCATCTCCAACGTGAATAGTCTTCATCAAAACTGGATCGACGCGCTCTCGAAAACCTCTAACGGTTTCCCCGCCAGGGATCATAACCTCAGGATGCTCGTTATACCATTTGATCGCTTTCAAATTCTCTTTCGACTTCGGCTTCCCAGAAAAATCCCCGGTGTTTAAAGATTCAAGATCATTAAGAACAACAATCTTCATCTTTTTAGCTTTAGCCAACGGCGCCAAAGTCTCGATCACGCGCTTTCTATCACTGCCGTAGATTCGACCGAGGTCTTTGCTTTTAAAAAATTGCACTATTTCCTGAGCCTGCTTTTTACCCTCATCGTTGAGAGGTATGTCCAGGTCTCCACGAAAAACATTCTCATCGTTTAGATCGGTTTCCCCGTGACGAACGAAATAAGATACTGGTCGAATATAATGGGTTGACTTCATTGCTTTCCGATAAGGTCGATATCTACCCCGTAATGGGGCTCCGCTGTGCTAACTAAGCGATAGTTACCGCTGTCATCTTTGATGATGTAGACAGGGACATCGTAATAAACTTCATCACTCAACTCAAACCCGCTAATGTCCACTTTGAACTTGTATCCAGATTGGACAAAGATTGGGCTCGCCCCACGAACCATAAGCATGAAGGAATGCTCTGGTCCGAAACTATCTTTCATCTCTTGGTCAGTGATTGTTGCTGGTAGCGGTGACCCTGGACGATTCAAGAACGCCGCAAACTTATCGATTGGCTCAATACCCATACCGATATTCAAGGGCACTGGTATAAAACCATCATTGTTATCGTCTTGAAACCCATAAATTACGATTCCAATGATCTTATGTGTATTCACAGACACAACAGCAGAACCTGATGATCCACCAGCACCGAAAATCTGTGCTATAAACACATCGGTAGATTTGTCATCCGTGGGTGCTATAACTCCACTTGAAATTTTGCCTTCGCTCAACTGTTTCGCGATACCAACTGCAAAGTTTACATTGATGACGGCATCCCCAATGCGCTCCCCATCTATTGTCCCCATTGGAATCACAGGGTAAACTTTATCCGTTTTCATCTCGAAGACAGCAAGGTCGGCGTTCTTATCTAACTCCGATTTAATGACAGTTACCTTTGTCTCGGGACCGCCGATATCTTCTGCTACCGCAAAATAATCAGCTTTGGGGTCGGCACAGTGTCCTGCCCCAATCAAATGGTAACCACCACCAATCTTCTCATAAGCTTCAGTTGTACAAATGAACTGCTCTTGCTTACCGCGATGTTCATATAAAGCAAACGTTGCTTTATATACATCGCCTTCAAAACCTTTTGGTGGTTGAATGCTAACCTGACGATCCGCACGGAGTCCAAGAGAAAGCACCAACATCAATGCGATAGCATACTTGACAAGTTTCATGTTCTTATCCGCGATCCCTCTTAACAGAGCATAAGCAATCGCCCGCCGTTCCCTAAGGGACCCTCTGTTCGGCGTTACTGCGAATCTGGATATTTTTGATAAGTAAAAGCATGTCCGGCCAACAACGCATAAAATGCGTAGACCGTGTTCACAACCCCAGGACCGAGATCATGCCCGGTCTTGAAATGGTAAACAACGATTGCACCTTGACACATCGTGGCAAGGATCAAGTGAAACCGATTAGTTAAAGCGTCGAGAATCTTGTTTAGTGTTTCCATGACTTCATCGTGTGAGCAAAATTTGCCATCTTACGCACGTGCTCATTCTTTGAATTACGTGCGGCTTCCAGCTTCGCAGCCGGAATCTTCTCGCCCTCGGCAACACCCAAAGCTCGATGCAAACCACCCTTACGAAGTTTATGAAGCGCTCGATATAGCGATGGATTCTTTACTCGTGCCATATTATGCTCCTGTAGGCCGTGGCCCCGACATCCCGGCTTTCTGGGCTATGTCATCAGGAATACCATGTTCACCCAAGTCAGCAGACGCCTCTTCCTCATCTGGCATACTTGTGTGCTGCATCATACCGTCCATCATGCCATCATGGTCTGCAACGCCGTACTCTTTAGAGGAGCCGTCTTCATGATCGTGGCGTACGGTGTGGCTACCATCTTCATGATGACGAACAGTTGTAGTATGATGCCCACTCGTCTTGTGGTGCTTTAACTTCTTCTTTTCTTCTGCCATGCCGATCTCCTAAACTTCAGATTCCTTGCCTTTGTGCTCTTTTGGTTGATCCACAAAAGCGCAACATCCACGTTCGATATGGACGATCCCCAATCCTGTTTTTTGATCTTTTTCAACTTTTGGGTCGGCGATCACGGCGGGATGATTACAACGACCTTTTCCATCTACATCCCGAAAAATCTCACCGGCTTTTTGACCTTTCAAAAACGAGCAATCTTCACAATGATAGGGTCCGTGTTCTTCATAACCGGAAAGAGAGGTTCCTTGCCACAAACCCCCAACCTCATTAATAAGTCGCTTCAGCCGCCCAATAATTTTTAACCAACTCTTTTTCTCAGCCATTAACTCTTCCGCATCGCCATCTTATATGACGCCCGAGAATACTCATGATTCTGGTAAGGAGATTGGTGTGTCGGAACCAGAGTCGGCCCTTCAGGAGCAGGAGAAGTAGGAATAACTAATTCCCCTTTTTGCAACTCAAAAATTCCGTCTTCAGGAACAACACCGCCATCGTGCATTTTCTTCACGTGTTCGGGTAGACCCTTTTCAGAAGTGGACGCAAAATCATGGAGTTGCGTATGCGTCATCTTCTTCAGACCCTTATTGCGTTCGTAAAGGTCTTCCGGGTGATGTTCCGCAATCGCCATCGCTATCCGTTGTGCTTTAGACTCCGCTGGCATGGGGAACCTTATCCAGATGCTCAATAAACTTTGTAGTTAGACTTTCCACGGCTGTCTTAGTATCATCAAGACGCTGACTATAACCAGAAACCTGTGTATCCAGGTTTCGAATATCTGACTGCATCGCGATCAGCGCTTCAGTATGTTCTTGCAATGTGGCTGTAAGATGAGGGAAATGATTCGTTGTAAGCGCCATGATAATTCTGCGCGGCGCCATAATCCAAGTCCAGACTTTTATACCAAAATGATAAACTCCAGCTAAAGCACTTCCAATGCTAGTGAATATCGTAGCCCATTTAATTAGTTCATGAACAAGTGTAGGAGGAGCAACCATAGAAATCAAACCTGAGTAGTGTGTCGTTGGAGGTACTTTATAGCACCACTCAAGATATCCACGCTCTCACAAAACAAACCTAATGCCGTGTTACAATTCTTACACAACAAATCTCGATTCTTACCCGTTGCGTGATTATGGTCTATATGAGGAACGACCATTGGCTTAAAACAAATGGCACAAAGACCTTTCTGTGCGTCTATTCGAGCTTCAAACTCCTCTTGAGTTATTCCATACTTTCGCTTCCGAGTAGCAGATATAAACCGAAGAGGATTTCCCTCGTATCGTTGATGATCACGTTCTGATCGGCGCTTTCGCGCATCATTTTGCTTTTCGCAATACTCAGGGTGGCCGTTCCTGTAGTTTCTGTGATACTTATTAACTTCAGGTTGGTGCTCTTTTTGCCAACGTTTATCGTAGGCAAGTTTCTCTTCTTTTGTTCTCATTTCGATTCTCCCATAAAGAATCGAGAAGGGAGTTATGGGCTCCCTTCTAGAATGCTCCGGTTATGACGGATGCTAACCCTGAATTCCACAGGAGGATTGTCGGGCTGCTGGGGTCGCTTAATAATCAGCGTACCGCCAAGGTCAGCCACGATCTCTTATTGCCAATATATAAATGGAATGACAGCCGAGCCAGCCGCCAACTGAAACTGAATAAAAACCACATCCCCACCCTGACATCGAATGGTACCGTTGGAGTTTAAGTTAGTGCCGGGTAAATCAGCAGAAGTAGGGTCTTGCTCTCCTGGGTGAAATACTCTTATAACACTCTGCTGGTTTGTTGTTTTATTAACTAAAGAAACCCACAAATCACCGAGCGCATTCAAAGGATCAGTTAAAACAGTTGGCGCCGGACCACCTGCTGTTGTTCCCCCATAATTAGGGTGAATAATCCCACTTGAGGTTTCCGAACCAAAAGCTGCTACATTTAAAGGCGTAGTACTAACAGGAAGATTTCTAGCCCACCCGTAAAATACATTACCGCCTGGGACACTGTTTGAAATAAACCCAGCCGACCCTGGAATACCTTGTGGACCGACAGGTCCGGTTGGCCCCGCAGGACCTTGTGGTCCGACAACGCCTATGGTTACATCAAACTCTTCAACCTTCTCAAAAGGGTCCTGTGTGCTTACTTCAAGTAAATACGTAGCCGCACTCAAACCGTTTGGAAGGGTGGCGACAAACTGAGTATCCGAAAACGAGGTCACTGTTATTGCCGAACCATTAAACCGAACCTGCGGCGCCTGAGATTGTGGGCTGAAGCCACTACCTGAAACCGTGATCTGAGTCATGGACGAGTTCACGACAGCGTTATCAATTATCGGATTGTTCACTTTATCTCCTTAAGAAAATGTGGGGCGGTTTCTAGAGCCGCCCCGAACTCTTTCAACTTTGAGTTAATCGCCTAGAATAACGAACTCATTCAAAGTTGCTGCATTTGCAGCATTAGCTGTACCGAAGGTTACACCGACCACCAAACCGCTTACTGATTGCGTAGCCGTATTCACCCAAGAAATGGGATTTGTCGTAGCTGCAGCAGCAGCCCATGCCGGAACTGCCGGAAGATTATTCGACATCCCGATACCCATAGCGGTCTGCTGACCGGAAACAATTGCACCCGCAAAATTTCCGGCTGTAACCACAGTCAAGCCACCGATAACTACGTGTGCTTCCAAGAACCAAGAAGCCGTAGATGCAGTAGCCTGGGCTTGGGCGACAGAGACAACTGTAGTGTAAAGCGGAGTTGTCAAAGTTCCGGTATTAACCGACATTGTAATTGTTGGGGTGATCGTAACTGCACCAGTTGTAACCGTTCCTGAAGCGATAAACCGAAGGCGAGTACCGTTTGTCGCGGCAAAATACTGCGATCCAGGTAAGTTCAATTGACCTGTTGCGTTTGTTAATGTTGGGGTGCTAGGCGCAACACCAAAATTTGTACCTAGCAACCGAGGAAAAAACACCTGCCCGGTGCCAGCCGTTGCTACTTTAGATGGGCTCTGCCCGTTAACCTGATAATCTGCTAAAATCATTTGCTTCTCCTTATGTGTTTCCTCAGGTGTCCGCAGAGTTGACAGGCTGTCAAGCTTTCGCTCCAGTATCCGTTCCCTACAGGCCTACGAAGAGCAACACCCCTAAGGTTTATGTTGCCCTAAAATCAAAAAGCCCATCAGCGATGGGCTTCTCGAAACTCTTTCGTACTTTCGAATGCTTAAATCAATATCAAACTAGTTCCACAACGCGAACAAAACTTCGCATCGCCTTTTGCCCGCTTGCCACATGTTTGACAAACTGCTCGAAGGTCCACCGTAACCGGCTTCTCTACCGCAACCGGCCCACTGCGACCTATCAACTTCAACGTAAGCACTTCAGTCTGGGGTTCGGTGTCGAATCCCCAAACACTTGTAAAGGCTTGTCTACTTTCACTGCCAGGGACGGTGATGCCAGCCTCGTTTGGGATCGAAGATGACTGCATATTCACCGACATCATGTTCATAGCCATCGGTTGAACTGAACCCGATGCACGAGTAGTAGCCGCTATACTTTTATACGACGTATTCTGCTGACTCTGGTTATGAATCGAGGTATTACACCATATAATGTATGGAGACGGATATGAAGGCCATGATGGCGACGGAATATATCGCCATGGGTGATAATCATACTGATGGTGATGATAGGTATGGTGCTCTACCGTCTTCGGCGGCTCCCACACCTTTTCTTTCTTGAACTCGACGCGAACCAAACCATCCTCGATCTTGATTCCGCGATGAGTCTCCACCGCTTGCGTTCGCTCAATAAACTTGAACTTATTTCCGCGCTCTTGGTTCCCACTGTTGTTGAAACGCTCAATCTCAACACTTGAATTTGGACCCAGAATATACCAGGGTCCGGCTGAGACGCCATCGATACTGATCTGAGCCATAGCTCGAACACTATTCGTATTCTTCAAAAGCACAGAGTATTCACTCCCAAAAGGAAGTTGAACCTCATCCCCGTTCTCACGGAGAACCTTACCCCCAACTTTTACTGCAATTACGAAGTTACGTTTGTACGTCATGTTTCACCTTGAGGCCGTCCGACTAGCGACCTAAATTAGAGTCGGATGATTTAACTACAAAACTTATTCTTTCACGAGAGCAAAGCACCGAACCTGAGGATCGGCCAACCCGGCGCCACATGCGAATCCTACAACCTGCCCTGGTGGAAGAACCGAATTCATACCCACTTCAACAGAATGCAACTTCATTGGTTCTTGAGCCTTCATCGAAAACACACCATGCTCTACGCCAAGACAAAGAATTAGGAATCCGGCAATAACGAAAAATGTGCGAACGTATTTCATTTCCAAATCCACCCACACCCACACTTGACTATGCCGTCGCCTTGACGCGGCTTCTTCAAAATCGTTCCACACTGCGGACACTTTTTCTCCCACATAAAGCCTCCAGGGGCTCCGTGGGATTGACCGCGCGGGGTCGTATCTTGGCCGTGATAATTCACTTGGCCGTGTTATATGGCTGGCTGACTTGGATTCGAACCAAGACTTGCGCTTTCAGAGAGCGCCGTGCTACCGATTGCACTATCGGCCAATATTGTAATGGCTGGCTCGACACGACTCGAACGTGTATTCACAGTTTCAAAGACTGCTGTCCTACCGATTAGACGACAAGCCAATAGGCCGATATTTTTTACGCCTCGGGCGACAGTGCGACTTCCTCACTGCGGGCGCTATCGCCGATCCATGGTCACGGCGAAATTCAAGATGGTGGGTCTGGTCAGAGTCGAACTGACATTCCTCCGCTTAAAAGGCGGGTGCTCTATCCATTGAGTTACAGACCCATTGGAGGAGAGCCAGAGAATCGAACTCTGTCACGCCACAAAGTGACGTGTCTCGGTTTTCGGGACCGTGGCCGACCATTCAGCGCTGCTCTCCAGTTGGCGGAGGGGCAGGGATTTGAACCCTGACGAGCGTGAACTCGACGTTGGCTTAGCGGGCCACTACGTTACCGGATTCCGTCACCCCTCCAAACTTTTCTCGTAGCATTTGCTACGACTAGAGCATTTGGTTGATGACTTCATCTTCGTTTCTCAATCTCCGGGAGAGCCTATAAACTGCGAGACTCTCTCGTGCTGTGTATTCTGGCAGGGCGGGTGAGACTCGAACTCACGTTGCAGCGTTTTGGAGACGCGCCGAATAGCCACTATCTTACCGACCTATATAAATATAAACATTAATACTTGGAGCCAGGAGCGAGACTCGAACTCGCTAAGAGCAATTTTGCAGATTGCCGTCTCGACGCTTCGACATTCCTGGCATTTGGTAGCCCGTAGAGGAATCGAACCCCTATGGCTGGTGTGTAGGACCAGTGCATGTGCCATTCTGCCAACAGGCTCTTGGTGGCCCGAGAGGGAATCAAACCCTCATCTCTTCCTTGAAAGGGAAGTATCCTGATCGTTAGAAGATCAGGCCATTGGTAGCCTCAGTGGGAGTCGAACCCACGTCGCATCGTTGAGAACGACGCATCCTTGCCGCTAGACGATGAGGCCATTTGGTCGATCTAGAAGGATTCGGACCTTCATCCCGCTGGTTAAGAGCCAGGTACTCTAGCCATTGAGCTATAGATCGAAACTGGTATTGGAAAAGAGAATCGAACTCTTGCCAAGCACTGATCTAGTGCGACCCTTTATAAGAGGGTTGGGAGAACCATCTCGTTCCAATTCTGGAGGGCCTACGGGGAATCCAACCCCGATATTCCGTTTCGAAGACGGATGCCTTATGCGTTAGACGATAAGCCCAAATGGAGGCCCTACGGGGACTTAAACCCCGAACCCTTCCGGTAGAAACGGAGTACTCTGTTCATTGAGCTATAGGGCCGTTGGCGGTCTGTACGGGATTTGAACCCGTGATCTCATCCGTGACAGGGACGCGAGGATAGCCAAGCTCCTCCAACAGACCATTTGGAGTCCCTGGGGAGAATTGAACTCCCATTACCTGTTTCGTAGACAGGTGCTCTATCCGTTGAGCTACAGAGACATTGGCTGGCACAGTGGGATTCGAACCCACACCGTCCTGATTAACAGTCAGGCGCCCTACCGATTGGACCACATGCCAATAAAGAGGTCTCTCCCTCGGTCAAACCATTGACGTAGGTTTCACGCCCTTTCGGGCTCGTTGAGACTAGGTCTTCCTGAAATCGCCGGTCCCTACACTCGTCAAAGTGGTTTTGGATTCAGCGATGCGGGATTCGGACCCGCGACCTCAGCGTTGACGCACTGTGTCTCTCAAATCTGGAGCGATTGAGCGGAATCGAACCGCCACTATAACGTTGGCAACGTCATGTTCTGCCATTAAACTACAATCGCGTTGGAGCGGATAGAGTGACTCGAACACTCTTCACAGGTTTGGAGGACCTGGGCACAGCCCATATACCATACCCGCATTGCTACACTCTCGTATCCGTCAAGCCTAGTTTGGTCACGGTCGGCTTTCACCATCCCATTAGGGAGTGGTCGCTGGAGTGTGAATCGAACACACGATACAAGGTTATGAGTCTTGCGCCTTCCCACTTGGCGACCCAGCGATGGTTGCGGGTCCAGAAGTTGCATCTGGCTAGTTCAGGTTATGAGGCTGAAGACTTCCTCGAAGTCTAACCCGCATCAGAAAATGTATTCATCCACGCAAACGTTTGCAACCGGACGCCTTCGCGTGAACGGGTGACCAACCTATGATAGACACTACCAAAGTCTTGCGGACCCGATAGTGGCAACAGTCATAAACTCTTCGCCAGATTTGCCCTGCAGAGCGCTGGCGTCTCGCCAGCGAAGAGTGATGTAAATCCAATTACGCTGCTACGTATGTTCCCAAACCACCAGTTGCAACTACCCACTTACCCTGGTAAGAAGTGAAATAAACAGTAGCACCAGCAAACGCTGGCATAGTGATTGAGTTAACAGCCGCCGATGCTGTCAACAGCAAACCTGTTGCGGTAAACGAATGCGCAAAGGCTGTGGTAGATGAAACTTCGATTTCCAAACCATCATCGGTTGTTGCTGTAGGAGCAGCCAAAGTCATGGCTGCAACACCAGCTTTCGTGATTACATAGAAACCAGGAAGACGGGGATTAATCGCGCCTGATGCCGTGATAGGCTGTGGGACTACCTGCACGCCCCCCTTGTTGTTGATACTCCACAGAACGTTACCGCCCTGTCCTATCAATTGAAAAATATCAGTTCCCTGATCAAGATACTGATCTTGTGATACCTGTGTGTTTGCTGCCATAATCTTTATCCTTTAATTTTCTCGTACAAAGCGTACGGCCCCGCTCAATCAAACCGAGACGCCCCGAGTGAATGTGGCGATTAAATGCCGCCCATGTGCTTGCTTATTGTTTTGGCCGCTGCCGTCAGAATCGAACTGACATTGCTCGTGCTTCAAACGAGAGCACTTCCATTGTGCTAGACAGCGAGTGGTGGACCGTGCGAGAATCGAACTCGCATCTCTAGTGTGCAGGACTAGAATTCTGCCGTTAAACTAACAGCCCAAAATGGTCGGGAAACCTGGAGTTGAACCAAGACCCTATGTTTCCAAAACATAGATGCTACCGCTACAACATATCCCGAATTGCTGTCGGCTTCTCTTATTAGGAGCTTCCTCTATCATGCCCATTACTCCGGGTCCAGAGTACAATCGGACAGCGCGATTAATGTAACTGGTGGAGAAGGTCAGATTCGAACCGACTATGACCGCAAGGGCCGACAGTTTTACAGACTGCTGCGACACTCCAACTTCGCCGCTTCTCCGAAAGGTGCTCGCCCGATCCTTGCGGGACAAGACCAGCTTGGGGTGGCTAGAGGGAAATCGAACCCTCTCCGATTGCGTCACAGGCAACAGTGCTTCCATTACACCATAGCCACCATAGAATTTCTGGAGCAGGATGGAAGACTCGAACTTCCGTGGGTTTTCCCGGCAGTTTACAAAACTGCTGCTGTCGCCGCTGAGCCAATCCTGCGAATTCGTCTGCCGTTTCCGGCATTTAAACTTCTATAGGTTGGGGTTAGAGAATGACAGTTCGGGCATAACAAAATCAAATTCTCAATTCGATTATTATCCCAATGACCGTCTATATGTTCTAACTCAACTGGAGAACGCCCCGTAAGCGGATTAACTTCTCCCCAACCGCACCGCTCGCATTTCTCTCCTCGTGTCCGAATAAGATAATTTCGAATTCGAGAGGACGTTCGATTAGCCCCTTTATTTATAATAACACCAGATTCTTTACCAGCAAGCCATAACTCAATCCATCGAATCTGTCGGGCTGAAACAAAACACTGTCTACTACAATATCTCTTTTGTCGCGGACGCAATAATGCCGCGCAGTACAGGCAAGATTTCACTTTTCCTCCTTCGGGGGCCTGTACTCCCTCAAAGAATCTTCTAATTTCAAACTAAATTTCTGGAGCCTCGTGGGTGAATCGAACACCCGCAACCAATGTACGAGATTGGCGTCATACCACTAGACCAACAAGGCGTTGGAGCCCAATCTGGGTATCGGACCCAGGTCGCGAACTTACCAAGCTCGCATTCTACCTTTGAACTAATCGGGCTTACTTAAATCTTTTTCACGTCGGACACGACTGTCTGAACATCAGCCTTCGCGTATCCGAAAACGTCCTTGATCGTGTCGATCAAGTTATAATTGAGTTTGTACTCTGCGTAACTGGTTAAGAGACCACCAACAAGCAAGAGCACGGGAATTCCAATCAAGTGAATCATGTTCTCTCCTTAGTTAGATGCAAGTACTGGCTTCGGGGTTTCATCTTTTACTGGCTTCGGGGTCGTGGACTCAACCGTGTTCTTCAGCGTCTGAATCTCAGCCGCTTGAAGATCAATAGTTACGTGGAGGCGACCGATTGTCGCCATCAACTGCTCGATGGTGATATTCATTTCAATTTTACCTTTCAACCCACCCGACCTCGATATTGCTAAAGAAAGCTCCTGTCGTTATATTGCCCGGAAACCACAAATAAATAAGTCCGCATTGGCCCGGTCCCACAACAAAAGGTGGGGCTGTATAACGCATACTAGCGACTGTCGCCAACGCAGCAGGCAAGTTTGCGCCCGGTGTCTGCGTGAAATCTGTACCACCAAAACTAATAAAGTATTCGTCACTTACGACAGGAATAGTCGTTCGGAGGTTAAGGTTACCAGTAATCAATCGCGGTGCCACAACTGCGGGAAGAGTAAGCGTACCACCAGTCGGAAACCAGAGTTTTGAAATTGAAGGAGTGCCAGAATCCATGTTCACATTGCTCGGCGTAATAAGTAGAGAATTAGCCGATGGAGTCCGTGCGTTATCAGTCTTAACAGCCATCCATGCTGCTGTTGCGCTCGCTGGCGCTGTGGAAATAATGAATTTCAAGTAATCAAGAAAGATGCGCTTTCCAGTACCAGTTGGAAGCGTCAAATCCGTATTTTGAATTTCGATGAATCCCGCTGTATCTGAAAAGGTAGCATTTATGCCGTAAGTTAATGCACCTTGCGAGGGAGTCATAGACCCCGTAAAATAACAACCTTCATCGGCAAGTGCGTGCTTTGTGAAGATGGGGTCAAGAAAATCTCCATACTTCTTAGTACGAAAAGGCACCCCTTCACGCTGGTTATCCACTTGCGGTATTGGTAGTGCGCGAGAAGGATTTCCTTTAATCAAAATTTCGGTAGCCATACTCTTTTCCTTATGCGGCTAACATGCCGTCAGCTTTATAACCGGGAACTAACATCTCGCCAATCAACTTTCCGATACCATAACGAATTGCTTGAAGTTCTCCGAGAATCAGCGGATCAAAAGCCTGAATCATCTGCTCAAGTTTTGAAACCCGAACTTCCGTTTGGTTTTTCAACCAATCAGAATAAATAGCTGGAACTCTAAAATTCATGCCGTCCCAACCACCTACCTGAATTGCACTAGCTGGTTGAGTTGCGGTTCCTACAACGCCTTCGGCGGGGTCGGTGAATGCAATTGAAATTGGATTGTTCGGCGAAATCGCAACCACGAGTGCCGGGTCCGCTGCGACCGCTGCTATGTTAGCAGCTTTGACCGCTACGGGACCGTTCGTGCCATCCGTGATCTCGTGAAACAGAGCCCGAGCGATTACATCGCCGGTCGGCATAGCATTCGTGCCATCCGTTACTTGAACAGGCCATTTGTTTGCCAGCGTATTCGCTGTGCCCTGATTCGCCGTTACTGTGCCAGAGACAGGCTGAGTAGCTTGGAAGAATGTTCCTGTAACCGCAATAGAAGCGTTGTCAACTGTGACGTGCCCAAGCAGCCTTGCGGAACGATCAGAGACATCCACTACGTCAGAAGAAGTCAAGACTCGAATTTGACGAGCATCGTAAAGCGTGCCGCCAGTTGCTAACTCAACTTGTAGGTTGAAATTAGTTGCGGTCTGCTTCAGTTGCTGTGCCTGAGAGCCGTAAACAACCCCAAGTAATCTCGCTGCACGGTCAGAGACATCAATAGCCGCTGCAATAGAGACTGGCTGTGTTGCTTGGAAAAACGTTCCTGTAACTGCAACAGTGCCAGGATCAACCTTCAATGTACCAGTTGCGGCGTCAACCTGAACACGCTGCCACTTTGAATTCGTGGCATCCCAGCCGCCAAGAAGAGCAAAAATATCTTGAGCGTCTGTCGGATTCGCATAAGAGTCAGTCGGAGTCTGCGAACCTGCGACGGTCACTGTCGCCGCAATAGAGACAGGTTGAGTGGCTTGAAAGAAAGTACCCGACACTGGCTGGGTTGCTTGAAAAAAGGTGCCGGTGACCGCTATCGAAGCATTCGATACATTAACCAAAAGATTTTGGCTCGCGTCTACCTTGAACGCCCGAATCTTAGAGTTGACACTATCCCAACCCATCGCGAGAGTGCCGGTAGGGGTAGCACCAGAAGCAGCAGAATCCGCAAACTGTATTCCACCGCCAAATGAAGTAATCTGATTTCCATTGGCATCTACTATCTCGACCGCTAATGCATTCGCATTTGTTAAATGTGCAGCCGAGACCCCCCAAACTTTTGTTCCGTCCCAGGCAATAACTTGTGTGCCGGTTGGGGTGGCTACGGTAGCTCCAGATGCGTACTGGGTGCCACCGCCAAAACTTGTGATCTGGTTTCCACTGCCATCGACGATTGCAACAGCCGCTGGGACCGCATTTGTTAATGAGAATCCTGTTTGTCCGGTCAGGATTCCGGCAATGCTTACGCCATTATAACTGGCACTTGAGGGAACGGCTGCGCCTGTAGGAGAGGCTGCAGGATTACTCGCGCTCCCACCAGTAAATGTTACCTTAAGATTACCGGCAGTATCAACCTGTAACGGTATTGGGTCCCCATCACTACCCGTAGGCGGCACAACATTGAAGAGGCCACCAAAAATATAAGGAATGCTTACTCTCGATCCAGCCATACATCAATCCTTAAGATCGCTGTAGACGGGCTCCCATTACGAAAACCACCTTCTCAACAATCTCTTCTATATCTGGGGTTATACCATCTAGTCCAGGTCTACCCTGAAAACCTTGTTCTCCAAGATCACCTTTTTCTCCCTGCTCGCCTTGGGGGCCGGTCAATCCGCGAATACCTTGAATACCTTGAGGTCCAGGTACAGTTGATGCGTCGCCTTTAGGACCAGTTGATCCTACAGGTCCTGCGGGTCCTGGAATATTTGAAATACCAGGTTCACCTTGTGGGCCACGGGCGCCTTCGGGTCCGCGTCTCGAACTCTGCTGACGTTCAAGTAAATGAATTTCGGAGTGCAGCAAAACGATCTCGGCTTTAAGTTCCTGAACCGCCGCTTCCAATTGTACATTATCCATCACTATATCCTTATCGACCCCAGCCGGGGAAAAATTGATAGCCTATAGCACGACTACCGGAAGCGGGAAAAGCTATCCCCGTTCGTAATTCAATACCCAAAAATCCTTCTAACTGACTCGATGTGATCGTAGCCGTATTCGTTACAGTCTGAGAAGTTACTGCTTTATTATCCATTATCAAAATACCGGGGATGGCTGAGCCCGCGCCCGGTACGTGCCAGCGCACGGTTCCAACAGTCCCCGTATAATCTGACGTGCCGATTGCCCCACCACCGTCTACGATGAAATTACCACTGTCTTGAATCGGTAATCCTAACGAAAGAGTACTGCTAGACCCCACCGCATTCGAATTAGCCCCAAATGACGTTACACCAGAGTACGTCTGGAAAGCCGCGTGACTAGTAGAGGCGGCGCTTAATGTGATCGTGATGGTTGTTGTGCCGCCTTTTGCAGCCTGCAACAAGCCCCACATGTCTATTGTTTCCCCTGTTGTATTGGTAGCAAAAGGGACCAGAGAAGAATAAGTATTTCCGAGCGTGTCACTAACTGCGGTGATATGACCCGCGCCGACACCGGCCACACACGAGACGACGACAGTTTGGTCCGCTCCAATATGTGCTGAGGCGATGGTTCGGGTTGTGCTGGACGTGGAATCCGAAGTGCTCGTTCCGCCTAATTCCGCTACGATGCCTTCCGAGCGATACTCAATTCCGATTCCATCCCATGTTCCTGAAGAATCAAGATTACCCGAAACGGTAATGGCTGCTGGAGTCGGAGACGAGTTATAGAATATACCGAAACCCGGCGTCGCGCCGCCACTAGCCCCTTGCTCCGTCAAGTCCACAGACGAGGGCAACTGGCCGCTCCAAATTTGAGTTCCTATGACCCCGAATCCACACTCTATAACATTGTTATTGTTTGTCGTGGACTGCAAGTTGTACGTGGGGGTCGTGCTCGTTCCACTCTGAGCACCATGACCACCGAAAGCCTTGACGCCTGACCACTCCGTGACAGCTATTGAACTTTGACAGGATGACGCAAAAGTAACCGTCGCTGTAAGATTCGAGCCTGCTTTTGAACTGCGTGGCCCCGTCGTATACAGCGCAATATTCAAACTGCCACTAATCGCGCCTTGAACAAGATAGAAGTCGTTGACCCCATCAGAAATAGTCGATACGGCTGCGGTACTGAATATCCACACCACAAGCGCATGACCCGCACCAGGACTAACAAAATTAACCGTGTTGGATGTGCTCGCTACGTTAGTAGGAGAACTAACCCATCCGTTGACTCTAACTGGGAGAGCCACAGATTATTCCTCCGTCCACTCAAAAGAAACTGCCGCAGACTGAGTCGCAACCACACCAGACAAGTTCACACAAATAGATTCAGCTACTCCGTTAAGAAGAGGAGCCGATGAACCGCCGCGACCGTCGCCAAATGTCCATATCCATGTAGCCGAACCAGGGGCCGCAGCCGATTGGTCGTTGAACTGAACACTACGCAAAAACCCAACTGCTGTTCCCAGGGTCGGGGCGGCAGTATAAAGCAAAGCCGAAGCTGTAGCTGCCGGGAAAACTGAGTTATGTGGAACCGCAATCATGGACAAAAATGTTCCACCGCTGTTCGCCGTACTCCGCTTAATCAGAGAAACTGTTTCCAGAGCCGCTGTTCCTGACGTGCTCAAGCTCACTTCGATGCGAGACACACGAATGATCTGGGACGCGGAACCAGACAAGGTCGCGATATCGCCAGCCGCTGCCGTAAATGTTGCTATCGTGGTTGAGTTAGAGACAGCAGCATATGTATGCTTTCGACCGCCATTATTTGTATACTGAGCGCCGGTAGAATCTACTTGCAACGGTACAGCACCACCCACCACAGGGCTGGGCATAATCGTGTTGTAAATTCCCGCTGATCCAATAGAAATAGCACTCATGACTTATTACCCTAAAGAGTATCTTAAGAATCCTGAAAACTGGACCGCGCCGGTTTGGCTAATTACTAAAGCGGTTCCAACTGGAAACTCTGCATATGGAGTTTGGCCTGGATACACATCAGTCAAAGTTATACTTCCCCCAGCCGCAGGTATGATAAATGGTCCGAATGTGCTTTCTTGCCCAGGGAAAGAAATAGTTGTTGCACCTGCTATAATCAAACCCATACCAACAAGAAAAATCTGCGATGCTGTACTTGCAGCAACGATGATGTTGCTTCCTGTAGTCGTAAAATTAACACCGACTGTTATGACCTGAGTTAAAGACATTGTTAATTCCCCAATCGTCCATTTACACCAAGTTCTTTATCTTTGATCTTACGGTCTAGAGGTTTTGCCTCAACAGATTTTACAGTCTGAGGTGTCGGCGTTTCCTTACCTGGATAATTG